TGTGGAAGATGGGGCTACCGTTCTCGTCCACAATGCACTTGGCCAGAAGACGCGCACGGAAGTTGTCCGTGTTCTGCTTCTGCTTGCCGCCACGGGTCTCGACCATGGACGCCTCGAACGCGTCACGCTCGGCACCGGTCATGGCCTTGAGGCGGACATCGCCACCCCACTCGGGAACGGGGACAATCTCAATCTTGATGTCGTCGGCCGACAGGATTTCATCCCTGCTAAGAAATGCCACGGGTCTAACTCCTTTGGTTTTCGCGGGTCTACGGGTTTTGAAGGAAGGGCAGAGGACCCGCGCACTCTGCCCTTCCCGTCTCAGAAGCCAGGGCGGGCAATGCCACCCGCATCGGCTATGTTGTGTGCGGAGCTTTCGAGAACATCCGTGAGGGCATCCTCGTAGTCCCTCCTGTTGTCCGCGACTGTCTCACGGAACCAGGAGTAACCCCGCTGGCGAACCCACACGTTCTGGTTGCCATAGACGGGGTGCCGCCAACCCATCGTACGGTCCATGCCGCGTGGGATGATCGCCTCATCATGGCTCGGCATCGATGTGGTGATTCGGATACCGCCCGGGGTGGGGCGGGCACCGACGCCGGCCGCGATTCGACCCCTCAAACCCGTGTGCTTCCTGCCCTTGGCCGGGAGCCGCAGAGCCGCCTTCTTAGCCTCAGACACCGTCTCGGGAGTCTCCTCCACCAACGCCGACTTCAGCTTCATAGGGATGGTTTCGCGCTCCCGGTCCATGGCCAGGAGCACGCTGCGCCACTCGGGGCCGAACACGATGAACAGCACTTAGCTGGTCGCCCTGGTGATGCCGGACCGCTGCGAGAAGAACTCGACCTCGGTCTCGGACAGGTCGCCAACGTCACCGTCGAGCGGCTGGTACTCCAGCAGAATGCAGGTTTCGGAGTACTCGGGGTTGTTGGCGCCCACGGCGGCGGCAGTCGGCTTGACGGTGACCTCGAACTCGGTCTCGTCATCCCACAGCGGGTACAGGGTCGCGTCCACGAGACCGTTCGCGAAGTCCTGCTGGAAGGTGACCTCGAAGGTGTCATCCTTCAGGCCGGCGACACGCTCGCGGCCCTGGCCAGAGAAGTTCGTGGTCTCAATCTCGTCCTTGACGAGGTTGATGGTGACAGAGGACGCGTGGTCGGAGAGGTCCACACCGTTGACCGTGATCACGCAGTCCCGAAGAACGAGCTTGCTCATTCTGTTATTCCTTTCTTACGAGGCCAGCGTGACCGGCCTGTTAGTGTTCCCTCGCCACTCGGGCAAGGAAGTCATTAGCCCATCCTGACGACGGCAACGGTGACGCCTGTGACGCCACCAGTTCCCGTGACGGACAGAGTTGCACGACCGCTTCCGTCACCGGCGTCGTAGATCCGGCGAAGCGGGATCCACAGCTCCCCAGTGTTCGCACCTAGGGCCAGAGCGGGGTCAGGGTTGGCCTGTCCGTAGGACGTGTTCCCGGGCACGGTGATGGTGATCGTCTTGGCGTTCGAGTCCGTGTTCTTGTAGACCACGAACGTGTTGATTCCGCTGCCGACCTCGGCCGTGTCAGACGCAGCCGCAGCCCCGAAGGTGGGAGCCGTACCCGCATCGACGATGTTCTGAGTGGACAGAGCAGCCATTGCTCTACTCCCCTTTCGTTCTACGCCGTTGCCGGCGAAATGACTTTCAGGCGTAGAATCACGCCCACCATGGAAGTGTTGGCGGAGTCGAAGTTTCCGCCGTAGCTCTTGGCTCCGACAACTGTTGCGTCAGTGCCGTCAATCAGACCAAGGCCAGGGTTGTTGTAGATCACTTCGCGCACACTCTTCGGGCCGGCTCCGGTCAGGAACCTGTCTAGCTGGTCCTGAGCCGCGCGCCGATCCTGGGACGGAACGAGGATGAACAACAGGATGTGCCACTCGTCATGGCCCCTGCGGAACGACGTTGCGAAATCAACTGTGTTCTCAGGGTCGGGCATGACGACCACGGCGGGTAGGTTGGTTACGTCGGGAACGGTGTCGTAGACGTGAAGATTCGAAAGGCTCGCCTTCAACGTCGATTTGATGCCGTCGCGGATCTCCTCAAGCGTGGCCAATGGCCTACTCCCCTCACAAGCACTGTGTGCTGATTCGCCGGAAGCGAGCCAGCTTGTTGTAGGCCATTCGGTTGTCACCAACGCGGATGACCGTACCGAACTGGTCAGAGCCCGCCACGCCGAGTCGGGCGTTTCGCAGGCCGTAGGTCGAAGCAGACAGTTCGAGCGCGGCCTGATGTACCGGAGCGGGAACATTCTCCCATCCCCATATGGCCGTTGCTCGAACCATCGACTTGGGGCCCTTGCGCGGGAACGTCTTGTCCCCAACTGCGATGATGTGCCAGTACACCCAGGGCATGCCGTTCATGAGGCCATCAAGCGGCTGAAGCTCATAGTCATGATCTTCCCACGTGATGTAGGAGTGATGATCCGCAGGATCCTCTGTCTCCAACACGAAGTCGTCCGTCGTGTAGAAGTCATCCACGAACACGTTGTGCGCGTCCAGGGCGACATACTTACGAGCGGAAGCCTCATCAGCCTTGTTGAACTGCCTGTGAGTGAACCTTTCGATCTCACGAGAGGCGGAATCGATGGCGCTCGTCAGCTCGGCATCATCCGTCAGCGGCAGCTCGTTGCCCATGTAGGACTTCAACTCCGACAAGGTGACATAGTCATCTCCGAGCGCCATCTCATCCTCCTTAGTTGATGCTGCGGAACACGTGAGCCGTGATGTCGTTCGAGGACCCCCTGAGCCCGTACAGGACTGCGCCAGGGGTCAGTTCGAACTTGACCACGCCGCCGGCAGCGATGCCGAATCCATTGCTCGTGGTAACGCCGGTGGGACCAACGTACAGAGCATCGGTGGCATGACTGTTCCGCACCGTCAAAGTGATCCAACTGTCAGCGTCGGCGGTATTGAGGGCCGCCTCCGTCGCACCAGCGGTCACCTGTGCGGTTGAAATCGCCATGGCCTACTCCTTACTTGTAGTAGTCCACGATGACATCGGTGCCATTGAGGGCACTGTTCAGGTCAACGGTGTTCTTCTCGACCTCGTCGGAGTCCACCGCAACCGTGGGAGCGGTACCCTCCTTAGCGCCGCCCAGGTAGGCAGCGACTACCGTGTTCCTGGTCAGCGTGGTGGGAAGGCCGAGCTTCTCGCCCACGCCGATGGCGGTGGTCGCACCGGTGCCGTCGTGCGCCGGGATGGTCACGCCGGTCACGCGGTAGAACGCCTTGGAGCCGGTCACGGTGCCAGCGGTGTTCACGGTGAACGCCGGCAGGGTCTCCGTGATCGTCTGACCCCACACGTTCAGGCCGGTCACGATGACCTGGATCGCCTTGATGTCAGCAGCGGTTCCGCCGGCAGTCGCAGTGATGTTACGAGGGACATCCGGGTCGGCAAGGTCGGCATCGACGAAAACCGCCTCGGCGCCATCGTCGGTGTACGCCGCGAGAACCTGGTCATCGTCGGCCGCCTCGGGAGCGGTGAAGGTCGCGGACAGGATCCTGGAGCGACCCTGCACGTACTGGTATCCATCAGGCATAATTTCTCCTTTGGGTTGGCGGACCACGCATGGCCCTAGGGGAGGAAGGGGGAGCCCCGGAGTTGTGAGGCTCCCCCTCTGGCGAACCGCGAACGGGATTTACGGTCCCGCCACTTACGCCAAGATCACAGACCGGTGACGACGCCGAACGCCTTCGGCCGGAAGTGAACCATCACCAGGCGAGCGTCGGCACGGATGGCCTGCTTACCCTTGATGAAGAAGTCGCTGTGAGCGTTGGTGACCTGGACATCCAGGCCGCGCTTCGCGAACAGCATCGAGTAGGTGGCGTAGTCACCCGCGATGGCCTTCGTGCTGGTGTGCGCGAAGGACTGCACGACCGGGACACCCCACACGGTGACCGGGCCCACGGAGGACGGGTGGCCCCAGATGTACTGGCCATCGGCCGTCTTCAGAAGGGCGACTTCCTGCCACTTCGACGGGTTGATGAAGACCACGTTGGGCTCGGCGAAGCCATCGGTCCGGATGGACGTGAACAGCTTGTACACCGCGTCCAGGATGGTGTCCGCGCCCTTGGCCTGCGTCTGGATGCCGGAGACATTCTCCGTACCCTTCAGGCTCGGAGCGGTGCCGGAACCGGCGAGCACCTGGGAGTCCACCTTGGCGTTGATCATGTAGGTCAGGCGGTTGTTCAGGTAGTCACGCGCGCCAGCCTCGTCTTCGAGCTGCTCGTCCGTGACCGGGATCCAGACCGTGACCTTCTCGACGGACTGCGTCCGCTCGGTCAGACCGAGCTGGGCCTCCGTGAAGGTCCCACCTTCATCGGTCATGCCGGCAAGGTTGTCAGAAGCGGCGGAGTTGGTCGAGAACGTGGTCTCTTCCATGTACTTGTACGCGGCCTGGTTGATCGTGCCCTTGGGCAGGAAGTCGGTCACGTGGGGCGCCGGACGCTGCGGGGTCAGCTCGACGCGGCCGGAACGGACGGACTCCGGGGGCCAACCGGTCTCGGACCCACCCAGATCCTCACGGGCGAACAGGCCCTTCAGGTCGATGTCCAGGCTGACCTTGACCTGGTTGTCGCGCCGGGAGTAGGCGTGCGACTTGACGAACAGGTCGCCGACGCGCCCACCCTTGGTGGCAGGGGCATCGACGGTCTCGCGACCCTCTTCGTACTTCGCGGCCTCGGAGGCGGCGTTGGCGACGGCCTTCAGCTCGTCCACCTTGACCTTCAGACCCTCGATCTCCTCGTTCTTGGTCCGGATCCAGCCCAGCTTCTCGGAGCTGTCGCCGGGCAGGGACTTGACCTTGGACATGTCGTAGTCAGGACCGGCCTCGGAGAAAACGTCCTTCAGGGACTTCCGGGCCGCGTCGAGCTTACCAAGCGCATCCTTCAGCGCGGGGAACTCGCTCATTTCGCTTTCCTTACAGTTCGTTGTGCAGCGCGCGCAGCCATTCGCGGTGCGCGTCGTCGGCACTGGTGTCTACGGGGGTTTCGTCGAGAAGATCCTCAAGAGCCTTCAGCTCCGTACGGATTTCCTCCAGAAGGGCACTGGACTCGTCGCCGAGCTTCCCGCCCTTCTCGGCCCGCTTCGCCACGACTTCAGCGGCCCGTTCGCGGAGATCCTTCAGGGAAGCCATGACTTCCTCGGCCTCATCCGCAAGCTTGCGGGGACGGCGGCGCCTGGGGCGCTCCTCGTCCTCCTCGTCCATCTCGTCCTCGCTCTCGCGGTCAGATGAACGGTCCTCGTCCTCCTCGTCCCGGCGACGACGGCGCCTGCGGGGGCGATCCTCGTCGTCACCCTGGTACGGGAGAGCCTTCCTGATCAGCTCGACCAGTTGGTCGGTGGCCTCGCTCTTGATCGCAAGGGTGCGGGTGCCGACGCCAGCCCCGATCATCACGGGGGAGACCTCATACACATCAAGCTCCTTCAGGACCCTGACGCGCTTGCCCTCAACCTCGCCCGGCGCGTCCTTGCGGACCTTGAAGCCGTACGACCATTCCTGCTGACCATCCTCGGACAGAGCCTTGACGGTCTCGAAGGTGTCGCGCCCGTGGGTGGTGTTCATGAAGAACTCACCCTCAAGCCGCGCCTCCTTGCCATCGACCCGGATCACGCCCTTTCCAACGGGCAGAGCGCCCTGCCAGGAACCGTGATTGTACGCTGAGATGCGGACCTTGGTGCCATCCTTGATGGCACCCTTCTCGGTCACGTCGCCGTCCTTGTCGATGACACCGAACGTCGAGAAGACGGCGGTGACTCGGCCCTTTTCGGCATCCTTGATCTCAACGCTGTTAAGCGCCTTGCTGTCCACTGCTGCCGCCTCCATTCTGTGGCTTGGGCTGTTGCCTCTGGCCCGGCTGCGCCGGCTTCGGCTTGGGCTTGGAGCCCTGAGTGTTGGGACTCGTCGGGTTGTCTCCCGGCTTGCCCGGTCCGTTGCCGGCGTTGGGGTTGCCGAACGGACTCAACTGCTGCATCTCGGAGGCGGGCTTTTTCTTCAACTTCGAGATGTCGCCGCTGTCGATGTAGTCGATGACGGACTCGATACTGAAGTGAGCTGCGAGCGCAGCGGCAGCAGAAGCCTCGACAGCCTGAATGTCGGCATCCTGCTTCCTGGTGTCGTCCTTGTCCATGGGGGGCTGCATCTGCACGGACACCAGTCCGGTGTGCCTGCCAATGAGCTTGCCCACGTCACGATCCCGAACAGCCTCTACGGCCGCGTCGGGCTCGAAACCGGCCTTGATGCCGGAGTCGATGGCGTTCATGTCGATACGCAGAATCTCGGCGAGATCCTTGGCGTCCTCGCGGATGAACGCGATATCCCTGTCGTCGTACCAAAG